TTTGTAGGCTGCGATGATCGCCTCCATCGTCTGGTCGAGCGCATCGGCCACCTTGCGGAAGTCTTCGGCATCCCCGCTGGCATAGGTCCAGGGGTTGTGAATCATCAACATGGCATTGGCCGCAATTACAACCTTATGCGCGCCGCACACCGCCACGCTGGCAGCGCTGGCAGCCAACGCGTCAATCCGCCCGGTACAACGCTCACCCAGACGCGACAACGCGTTGTGCATAGCCAGCCCGTCGAACAAATCGCCACCGATGCTGTTGAACGCCGCAATCACCGGCGATACACCGTCATCCATGGCCCGCAGGTCTTGCACGAACTGATTGGCCGTAATGCCCCAGGTACCGATCTCGCCATAGACAAAGACTTCGATCACTCGCTCGGCGGCTTCGCCGCTGGCCTGCACGGCATACCAGGTTTTGTCCTGAACAGGCACACGCTGGCCAGCGCGGTTGTAAATGCGCGGTCGCGCTTTTTTGCTCATGGTTGCTCCTTGTCGTCGGTTGTTTCGACGGCATCCAGGGTGTTGTAGTTGAGGCCCAATGCGGTGGCCCGTGCCAGATCGGCGGCGTTTTCCTGATCGACCGTTTCAGCGTCATAGCCGGTGCGCAGAACCATCTCGCTGCGTGAGGCAAAGCCGGCCTGCACTTCCATCCGCCGGGCTTGCACGTCCTGTACTGGCTGGATGTAGGCCCAACCTTGCGGCACCCAGCGGGTACGCAGATAGTCGCGGCGTTTCTGCGCGTAATCGTCCAGAACGAGGACACCGGACAACACGGCCATGTCCATCCAGGCCGCCCGCACTGGGCGGCAGAGCTGGTGGACGTAAACGCTGAATTGCAGTTGTTCCAGGCGGCGCCGAAACTCGTTGAGCACCACTCGCAGCGCTCGGTCGTTGATGCCGCGCATATCGCCGGTGAGGATCTCGTAAGGCGTACCGGAACCGGCGGCTGCCGCCATCAGTTGTTGCCGCATGAAGTCCGGGTAGTTGTTGCCCGCGTCCGGCGGCTTGGAGAACTCCACCTCTTCACCAGGACCCAACTCCTGCATGGTGCCGGGTTCAAGGGCAACCATCGGTGTGAAGCCGTCATGATCTGGATTCAACGGCGCGCCGGTCACCGGATCTCTGGGTACCGGTCCAGACTCCGGCGTCGGTCGCTTGATAAAGCCGGCAAACAAGTTGGCCACTTCCTGGCGAAACAACACAGCGTCGTCGTAGTTATCCAGGCTGCGCAAACGCTTGAGCACCGGCGACAATCGCGGCACTCCGCGCAGTTGACCAGGCTCCACCGGTTCAAAGATGTGCAGCACCTGAGAGGCCGGCACTCGCACCAGTTGGTTGTAGCCAGCGTTCAGCGACGCTGCATCGCGCGGATGCGACAAGTACATCCAGTACGCCACGCGCTTGCCGCCGGGGTTGAACTCGATCCCGGCGCGGATGGTGTTGCCAGTTTTAGTGCTCTCATACTTGTCGTGCGGGACAAACTCCGGTGCCAGAATCTGCAGCTGCAGCGGAACCGCCAATCCCTCGTCAAGGCTGCGCGGTCGTAACCGCACAAAGCACTCACCCGAGGTTTCAACCGTGCGAGCCACCAGGCCCTGCTGGCCGTAGAAATCGGTACGATCATCCGCATCCGATTCATCGACCCAATCGCCCCACAGCTCCTGCAGGAACTTGCGTAAAGCATCGTCGTCAGTGGTCGGCCGTGGGGTGATGCCCGTGCCGATCAAGTTGCTGACGCGCTTGTCGATCACGTTGAAGGCATACGGGTCATTGCGAACCGCTGCCCGAGAGCGCGAACGCAGGTTGCGCAATGCCGGGGTGTTGATGCTGTTGATCCCGTTGTCGGGAGCATCCCAGCCAGTGGATCGCCGGCCCTCCCCGGCGCCTTCGTAACTGGCTTTGATGTTCGACGGCAACACGAATCCGTTACGGGTCAGAGTCGGAAAGTGTCGGGCCATTTAGAGTCCTTTGCCCCCGTGGTATAGCCGAACCGCACGCGAACGCGGCCCGGCAGCGTTGACCAGCGACGAGCGAATCTCTTCGCGCGCCCTGAGCAGTTCGTCAACGGTGCGGTATTCCACGGTACGGTCGGTGTAACGCACGGTTTTCTCACCGCGAGCGATGGCCGCCTCAACCGCGTCGAGGTGCTTCTGGGTAAATGACATATCAGCGTCTCTTCAGGTAACCGCTGGTGGAACTGCGGCGTTGAGGTGGTTTTGCTGCGGGGCGCGTTTGCACGACCGGAACAGCGGGTGGTGGGGCCGGTTGCCGAGTCGGTGTTGCTGGATCAGGACTATCGACCCGTACGCCTTGAACGGGCTTGATGCCCAGGGCTTCGTCAAACAGTCCGGACTGCGCCAGGGACTGACGCACGCGCTCCCAGTCGTGTTCCTTGTAGCGATTCAGGCCCAGGTAATGCGCCATGGCCAGGCAATACACCATCAGGTCGAGCGCTTCGTTGCGCTCGGCTTTGCCCTTCACCCATTCGATTCGCTTGTGCCCGCGCACGTAGCGCGCGACTTTGCGCTCTGCGACGCACTGATCGAAGAAGTCATCCGGCAGGTCATTGGCAAAGTGCAATGCACCCGGCCCGGATTCGAATGGGTAGCGGTTGTAGATCCAGTCCTTCGCGGTGTCGGTACCGATGAACCAAAGCTCGGCGCCGTTGCGTTCGGTCTGGCCTTTCCAGGTCACGTCGACCATGGACGGGCGTTGAGCAATGACCGGCTTGCCGGGTTTGCTCGCGCCTTTGATGGCGAACACGTTGCGCCAGCGACGAACGCGGCAGAACTGGTAGACCTCATCCGTGTGGTGGCCACCGGAGTCGACGGCCACCGCGAGAATGCCCAGACCAACACCGCACGGATGGCGGTATTTGGCCTTGAGCAATTCGTCGAGTGCCGCCCAGGTGCGTTCGTCTGCGGGATCGCCTGCGACCACCTGAAAGTCGATGACCCAGCGCTCCATGCCGACGCCCCAACCCATGGCCATGAACTCCAGGCGGTTGGCCTGAACGTCGACGGCCCCGGTGATCATCAGCACCGCTGTCGGCATTGCGCCAAGGCTGTAGCCTTCCAGTCGCGCCCGCTGCCTGAGCACGTCCGCCTTGGTCTGCTCTTGCGCCGCGTCCCAAACCTTCGCCAGACGGGTGTTATAGAACACCTGCATGGGCTCAAGGTCGCCTTTGGCCTGGGCCTTTTTGGCCTTCTCGAATTGCTTGGCCAGTGACTTCCAGTCCATCCAGCCCAGCGGCGAATACAGGGCGTTGAGGTGGAAGCCCACCGTCTCGCCGTCACCCTCGGCATGGGAGCGCCATTCGCCTTTAGCGAGCATCTCGCCCTTGTGGTACTCCTCGATCAGCACATCACAGTCAGGTCCGACGCACTGGTAATGCACCACGCTGAAATCCGGTGAGTAGTGCAGCCGCTCCCACTCAAGGATTTGCATGTGCCCGCACGTCTGGCATGGCACGTAGTAGTGACGCTGGTCGCTGCCATCGAACAGGTCGGAGATCCGCGAGGCGCCTTTGATCGTTGGCGAGCTGGAGAAGTAAAACTTGGCGTTGCGGCCAAAGGTACTGCCCCGGGTTTCTGCCAGCTCGATGGGATCGCCCTCTTCACCGATGTCGACTTCCCAGCGGTCGATCTCGTCGCCGTAAACGTAGCGTGCCGACAGCTCCGACAAGTTCGCGGCCGAGCCGGCGGTGGTCACGTACAACGTTCCACCCTCGAACTCCTTGGTGTCCATGGTGTTGCGTGAATCTCGCGAGCGGTTGGCCGCCACACGCTCGCGCAGCACCGGCGTCGCCTTGATCGTTTTGCCGATCCGTGAGGACACCCGTTTAGCCAGGCCCAGACTGGGCAGCAGCGCCAGGATATTCGACGGAGCCATGTGCATCAGGCCGCCGATCCAGTTCAAACCAATCTGAGTTTTCATCAACTGCGACGCGACCATGGTGATCACGCGCTTGCAGGGGTGAGCCGGCGACAGACAACGCATGGGCTCGCGGGCATACGGCGTACGCGAGGTGCGGTACTGGCCCGGCTCAGCGGCGCCGGTGTCACGCGGGATTCGCATGTACTCGTCGGCCCACTGATCGATCCAGACATCCGGGTCGGGCCGTAGCCCACGGAAATACGCCTCGCGGTACACCTCTGCACCGTCCGGAAATCCAGTGGGCATGGGCTTAACTCGTGGTCAGTGCGTGTTCAAGGTCTGCTGAAGACATCCGTTCGGCGTCTTCCAGCGAGCGGCGGATCGCCGCCGTGAGGTGCTTTTCGATTTCCCAAGGGTCGGTCATCGATGCCAGTTCAGGAGCCAGTTGCGGCGGCATCCCCAGCAGTTGATCGCGCAGCATGCGACCGGCGTTGTAAGCACCGGTTTGAACTGCCGACAGAACTACCAGCGAGCCCTTGGCTTTGTGCAACTCGATCTCGGCGAGCTGGGCCAGGTTGTGCTCGCGCAATGCGCGGGCTTTCTGGAAATCGGGGAGCTGTCCCGCAGGGGTGATCGCGAGCGGCGGCGCAGCCGTTGAAGTCGGCTCGACCTGGCTGGATAGCTGACTGTAAACGTCACGCTGAAGCCGATCTTGGTGGTGGCGGTCAGCGACAGCAGTCTTGCTGGGGTCAGCGGTGTCGCGAATCAATGCTTCGCTCGCAGTGACATCGACCTGTTTACCGTCGGCGGTCAGCACCAAGCGGTTGTTGTTTTTCAACCAAGTGATGTAGCTGGGCGCCCTGCCGATCCGAGCCGCGAAGGCGCTCTTTGACAGGTACATTGGTTCTGTCATAAGCCCTCCTTTTCAACGGCTTTTCAATGGAACCTTTCGATTTCAATGGATTGAATTTCAGTAAGCTGGCAACCCTGCCGCTAACAACTTCCCGCGGGTTTCCGACCCCGTACCCGCGGGATAACCCCAGGGTCCCCGGCAGTTTTCGACGCCCCAAATCGGTGCGTCACCCCTGCTCACCACCAGCAGGTGGCACTTCGCAGACGCCCAGCCGCTTGGCGGCCCATCGCTCGTACAAGCCGATGGCAACATCGGCTCCGGCCATTGCGGTCAGGCAGCCCATCGCCGACGCAGTCCAGATCGACACCCCGGCGGCGTGCAACAACATCATGGTGGACAGTCCGCAACCAACGCAGGCACCGGACCGAAGTGCCAGGCGCCGTAACAATGCCCAACCCCTTGCCCCGTCCTTATCAGCTCGCCACATCTCGCCCGACACGCCGCCGACCAAGGCCAGGACGATCACTAACCAGATCGGCATCTCTGCCAGCGTTTGCTGTTCGTTCGTCATCGCCCTACCCCATAAACGCAAAAACCCGGCGCAATGGCCGGGTTTGGTGTGTGGTGCCTGCCGCTCTTTGCGGTCGCACCTATCGAAGATGACTACTTTTTACAGGTGGATTCTCATGGCAGCAACCCCACTTTAATGCCACCCGGTGAATATGTGGGTAACGCAGGGTGAACGCCTAGGCAATGTCGGTGAATACACCACCACGGCTATCTGTTGCTATTGTGTTGTCCTATTTGTCCCACCTTTCAGGATCGAAGTGGGACGCCTGAGAGCGCCTAAATTCGGGGCCTCGCCCCACTGTCCTACTGTTTTATCTACTTTCTCGTGTAAAGGAAGAAATTGAATAACACGCGTGCGCGCCACGGGCGCGTGCTGGTGCCCGCTCCGCTCACATGGGCGGGAGGCCCCGACAGGCGGGACGGTGGGACAGCCCAACAACGACAAGGCCCGCGCTTGTCCCACCACGTCAAAACGCAGTGGGGCAAGGCGGGCCAGTGGGACAACAACAGCCGGAGTAATGCCTGGGGTCACGCAGCCTTCCCCATTAACATGCCTTCGATGTTCACATGGGCATCGTGCAAACGACGGTAATACGTTGGCGCACTGCAACCGCAGTGCAGCATCTTTTGCGACAGAAAGCTTTCGTGGTTGCAGTAGTGCTCCATCACTACCAAGGCAAGCTCGGGCGCAAGATGCTTGTTCACTATCAGCTCAATATCCGCCGATTCATCCAGCAGCACCCGACTGCCGCGAGTCCCGCGAATCAGCTCGCCTTTGCACTCCATCAGCATGGCGATCATGTTGCCGCCGCTCGCTCCACCGAAACAGGTGGTCATCGGGGAATGCAGATCCTCGGCCCAAAGCTTCAGCATCTCGTCGATTCGCTTAATCAAAGCACGGCTCCTCAAACGTTTCCCTCTGCAACGCCGAAGCGCCACCCCAACCTGCCGGCTTCTTGTAAGCCCAAGGACGCTGACCACTTTTCGCCAACGCCGGCATCCGCGTCCGCCGCCATCCAAGCCGGTGCATGATCGCCCCAACTCGCATCTGCTCAGGCTTACCCCAATGACCGAAGTCGAGCTTCAGCGCATTAGTCAGCACCTCGCTGCCTGACGTGGTTTCACCGATCTGCGACTCTTCCAACCAGGTCAAAATTGGCCCTTCCCACTCATCCACCACAAAGCGCTCTTCCTGCGCCTCGGCGAAGGTCGGCGCCTCATCAGGCGTCACCCACCAGATGTCACCCGCCTCATAGCAAAACATCGCTTCTGCCCAAAGCTGGTCACGGATCTCACGCAGCAGCTCCAGGTCGACCTTGGTACAAGCCACCGGCCAATACCGCCGGTTGCCGGTGGCATCCTTGAGATATTCGTCTTGGTTGGTCGTCCCCACGAACACACACTGGCGTGGCACGTCGTTTGTTCGGCGGCCGTAGCTCTCGCGGTAGGTATCGGTCGATGCTGAGAAGAACTGTTTGGCCTTGGTACTCTCGGCTTTGTTGAAGCTGTCCAGCTCCCCCAGCTCGACAATCCATTTGCCACGGATCGCCTGAAAGCCGTCCTTGTCACCCAGGGCAAAAGGCGTATCCATAAACCACTCGCCGCCGAGGATGCTCATCGCCGTCGACTTACCCGCGCCCTGCGCGCCTTCCAGAATCATCACCGAATCAGCCTTGCAGCCGGGCCTCATTACCCGCCCCACCGCCGATAGCATCCATCGCTTACCGACCTTGGCCGAGTAGTCGCTGGCCTGAACGCCCATGACATCGGTGAGCCAACTTTCCAACCGAGGTACCCGGTCCCATTCGAGCTTGTTCAGGTACTCCCGCACTGGATGAAATGCATGGTCATGAGCAACAACGCTCACCGCCTCAATCACCTGAGTCGACTTAACCCGCAGGTTGTATTGCTGCGCGAGCCACTTCATCACCCGCACGTCATCGATGTCGGCCCAGTCGCCCGTACCACCGCCATAAGGGGCAGAACGTAGCTTGACGATCTTCGAGCTGAAGGCGCTGTAAGTGATCACACCGGCCCAGCGCTCGTCGTTGCCGAGAATCAACTCGACGTTCTGCATGTGCGCAATCAGGGCGCCGCTTTCGGTGCGGGCAAGCTGGTCTTTCCATCCACCCGCTGCCGGCGGCTTGACCACCGCCAACACCTGACGCCGGACCGCCTCCAAGCCTTCGGCGACGTGCAGATCATTGAAGTCCGTCCACTTGTCTTCCCTTTCACCGGAGAAGATCGGAGCAACCACCTGGCCCCCGACGATCAAGGCGGCGTTGTTCGCCTTCTCTTCACCGGGGTTCCAGGCATCACCATTCGGGCGTTTCGTCTTCCAGTCATCATCCCGGCAGACGATCAGCGGGCAACCCGGAAAGCGTTCTCGCATCGCCTTGCACACCACCAGCAGATTGCCCGCATCGAAGGCGATGGCCACCGTCAGCGAGGTCGCCATATGCAGGCTGGCGCCCGTGGCATAGCCCTCGCATACCAGCACTGGTTCCCCCGGTTCAGGATGAGGTCCGATCAGGTGAAAGGCGCCCTCTTTCGACATTCCGTAAGGCCAGTAGGACTTATCCCGGCCGGTGTCTTGCTGCTTAGTCGGAAAGACCACCTGCAAGCCGACGATCTGGTCCCGCACGTTGCACATCGGCACTAAAAACGCGCCGGTGCGCGGGGCGTAACGAACACCAAAACCGACGATCTGCTTTCGATCCAGATAGTCGCTACGGCCCTTCTCCGGCATGCGTTTGAACAGCCCCGCCGCCCGGTTCGCCGCTCGACGTGCAGCGTTGGCCGCTATCTCGGCGGCGCGACGTTTGGCGTCCTCTTGGCGGGCGCGCATAACCTCACGCTCTTCAGGCGACATCCGCCCCGCCTTCACTTTAATCTTCTGCGTTTCGCCCGTACGCCAGTCACCGAAGCTGCCAAAGATCAGCGTCTCGTCTTTTTCAGTGCGATGCTCATGGACGACATACCAACCGTTCTTTTCCTTGCCCTTATCCTGAGTCGTCTTGCAGCGAGTCAGCTTGCCAAAAATTAGCGGCCGATCCGGCTCAAGGCCGTAGTCTGCGAATTGACCCAATACCTCATCGAGCATGACGGGCCTCCCGCGATTCTGCGATCGATTGGCAAGGCACGCACTGCGAACAACCGGGCTGCGCTAAGCGACGGTCTTCCGGTATCGGGTCATCACACCCCTCACAGAATAGAAATGAATGCGCCGCCGAAGCGGGCTTGGCGGCGTTACGTGCAGCGAGTGCCCGATCAATACGCTCCTGCACCAGGTCGTTGGCGAAATCAGCAATATCAGCCACGGTCGACACCCCGCGTTGTTTGATTAACGTAGGTGGCGCGGTTGAACATCCCCAGCAACCCTTGAATACCGCGAAACACCTGCAGGCGAATCGCGGCCAGCTCGTGGTCCGTCACCACGCCGTCACCAATGCTCTTGGCCCATGTCTCAGCCAAATCCGCGACCTGCCGGAAATACTCAGCAATGCCGGTGGTCAAGGTTTCAGGCATGTCATTGGTGTACGCCTCGGCCAACTCCTGCCAAGTCGTATCCCCAACTAGCGCATGCACTGCATCCAGAATGCGACGGTCCTTGGTCAACTCCAGGATCTCGCCGAATTCCTGGATGTTCACCGTGTGGCTGGGATGGGTTGGAGACAACTTGTGCTGCAACGTGGTGGCGTTTCTGCCGGTGGTGGCGGCAATTGCAGCGGCGCCGCCGGGATAGTCCCGAGCAGCATGGTAAAGCGCTAAATCGAGCGGCAGGATTTCCCGCTGCGCCCGTTCTACAGAACTCAGAGCGATTCGGCTCATGGCATTAATCCTTACAGGTTGCCAGTGCCGCGCGACATGCAGTGGTGATACATTTGCCGCGTGGCTTGAAAGGGCCCAAACGCCGGCTAGATCTTCAGGATCGATACCGGCGCCGCGCCGAGGCGAACGATCCGTCGTTCACCTCCGGCGCAACAGCTGCCCAATCTGTGGTGGAAAAGGCAGCAACACCAGGACATCCGTGCCTTGGAAAAGCGCGGTAAAGATCGACGGTTCGCATGTGGTGTGCCCGCCTATCTTTATCGCGACCCGACAGCGCTGTGGTGGTGCGTGCCGGGAGGAACTGGGCGGCCTTTGGGTCGCCTTTTTTCTGACTATGCTATGCAGCAACCTTTTGTGGTGCAGATACATTGAGCAACCAGATCGACTCGAATGGATTGCCTCTCTGCTTTGCGGCTGCGGCCAAAAGCACCGCATATTGAGTTTCACCGGTGTAATCGGTTCGCGGTAGGCTTGCTGCCTGACGCCACTTGTTCAACGCCTGATAACTCCTGTCGCAAACCTTAGCCGCGGCCCCGATGCCGCCGACTGACTCAAAAGCAAACGCAATGGCGTTCGGAAAATCTGCGGGGTCCAACATGGCAAACTCCATTTATCAACTCGGAGTTGATATTAAACATCAACTGACTATTGCGCAAGCTCCATGGCACTCTCAACCCATGGTTGATAAAAACAAACTACGCGCTGCTTTCAGCACGCGGCTACACGAAGCTCTCGACGATGCCGGCGTACGCAGCCGGGGCCGGGGCGTGGACATACATCGCCAGTTGAAAAGCTTGGGGGTTGATAAAACTACACAAGCTGTCAGCAAATGGCTGAACGGCGAAGCTATGGCCGAAGCAGACAGCATGGCTGCACTCTGTTCTTGGCTGAAGGTCAGACGAGAATGGCTTGAGTACGGCGTATTACCAAAGCATCAAACTGGTGAAAGCAACGTGCGCCAGCTGGTCGGCAACGAGGAGAGCAACGTCAGCGAAATCAACCAGCGATTTGGTAAGGTCCCGCTCATTTCTTGGGTGCAAGCGGGATCCTGGTGCGAGGCTATTTCGAATTTCGAGGAGTATGATTCTGATTCTTGGCTATCCTGCCCGGTTCCAATCAGCCCGCATGGCTACGCACTTAAGGTACTTGGCGATTCGATGACGAATCCTGGACCGGGCCGAAGCTATCCTACTGGCTGTATTATTTTTGTAGACCCGGATGTAGAAACCAGGACAGGGGATCGAGTCATAGCGAGGGTTCCACGTACCAATGAAGCAACGTTCAAAATTCTGGTAGAGGATGCCGGCCGCCAGTTTTTGAGGCCGATCAATCCGCAATATCCAATTATAGAAATTACGGAAGAAACACATATATGTGGAAAGGTGGTGGGAGCCTTCCTACCCGAATAATTTAAAATTAAAGAGCTTCTCGCTCTCTAAAATCAACTTCATCCAATAACCCTAAGACAAAAACCCAATGCTTGCGTCTAGAATAAATCTCTAGTTCTCTTAGCTGCCTATGTGGTAACTCCCCCCTCCTGCGAATCCACTGTCTATTTGATTGGTGAGACTGCCCTAGATTCGGTCCTATACGTGGTGCAAGACGATTGAAGGCATGAGCAATTTTTTGGAATAACGCAGGCGGTACAGTCCTATTATTGTAGGCCATCAAAACATCCAAAATAACTGTCAAACATTCCGAATAACCTTGAAACTGCCCATTACCACCCGACCGCCTAAAAGCCTCATCGACACAACTTTCGAAAAATGGAATAAAACAGTGAATTAAATGTGAGTGATTTTCACGCAGCAGAGTCAGAATTTCGTTCCTGCGTCCTTCGTCATCCAAAAACAGTACAATAGCTTGATCAGTACTTGTATTGATGTAAGTTTCTAGAGCTGCCAAATTCGCATGTTCCCTAGCGTCCTGCTCCCTCCTTGCCTCTATTTTAGGCATGAACTCGTTGAAAAAATCTTCGAGGCTACTCACCTCTAATACTAAAACACCATTACTTGCCCTATACGGCCTAAGATTTGGCTCTCGAGCCCGCACAACCTGCACAACACCATGCGGATAATCGCCCCCCTCGAAGCTAAACACATGCTGGGACCAATCATAGGCAGTTAAAACATTATCATCTCCTAGGCCGTAACCCAAAAGCAAAGTAGTAGACTCCTTAAGAGTTAAGGCTAGCTTTATCTGTCGATATTCGTTAGGGCGAAACAATGCCGTATAGTCCTCCCGCGCGATAACTATACCTCCAGGATCAGTTCTTACACCGTGCAAGTGATAAACAGGAATTCTTCCTTTTGGAAACACTAACGGCTCATTTGGCCCAATAGTCATAGAAGTTACTGGCAATAAACTTTCCAGAACCAAATCGTAATTAGTAGTAACTATCCAAGATGGTGAAATATCCGAAATCCTCGTAGAATAAAATGCCTTTTTTTCTTCACTCGGATACCAAGAGGTTAGCTCCGCGACTTCCCTCTTCAGACTATTCAAAGACCGATTAAATAACAAACCATTTTCACGAGAATGTTGTTGGCATAGCAACGAGGCAACTTCAGGATATCCTATGCCAGCCAAAGCGCCGTGAGAAAAATCGAATTCCACCCCCATTTCTGCGGCGGCCACTTGCAATAATGCCCCCCATGAAAGTGCTTCTTCACCCACCAGTTCCTTTGAAAATCCAGCTCCAATAAACAAACATAAGTTGCCATAAGCGCTAGATGCGGCGAGATAGTCTAAAACCTCCTCCCGTTCTGGTTGTTCTTGTAGTGGACGCATCATCCCTCCTTGGGATTGGAAACACATGGTTCTTAAGCTTGAGGCGAAACGAGCCGGGCCCAAGCTACTGAAATGCCATCAGACTGTCTAGCTATGACACAAACAACCTAACCTTCAAAATTTATCAACTTGTGGTTGTTGACACAAATCAACTAGTAGTTGATATTTGCCTCACTCTTCCACCACAGAGCGAGGCAAAACCATGCACACCACAGCAACCCTGCACGTCCATCCGGCCGCTGCTGATCCATTCCGAACCTTTGAAATCCGTCGCCTAGCCCGCGAATGCGGCTGCACGTTTGTCACCACCAAACCAAAGCAGAAAGCCAGCACCATACCCACTCCGTTCGATCCGAGTGGCGGAGGGCATGCAGCATGAACAAATTCAAACTCGACAACCGCGCCCTCCAACTACTCAACGCCCAGGTCAACCTGACAGAGACCTTCAACCACACGCTAAGGTCGACGACTAGGCGCGAGGCTCTATCGTTCCGCCTGAAAATTGAACGCAACACATCCTCCACCCTCTTCACCGTTGAACTGGGCAGTGAGCGCCACACGCTGACCTTGAAGAACGAAAAAAAAATGCACCTCAAGCTGGCCGACTTTATCGAAGAAGTCGTCAATGGCCCCTTCGACCCGAGTAACCACGCCGACCTGCTGAATCTCCCCCACGCCAGCCGTGAATACGCTCGCTTCGACACTGAGCACAAACAGCGAGTATTTGAGTTGGTACGTACGGGTGGTGTGGTAAGCCTCGACATGGGTTTTGAGCTACCCCTCCACGTCGCTTTGCATCGCACTCAAACCCGCTCTGGTGTCACCACCATCATGAGCATCGGCGAGAAAAGGCCACGCACCAAATGCTTCACCGTGTACGGAAGCGATGTCGAGATCTACGAGAAAGTGGCCGAGTCGATCAACCACCTGGCGGCAGCGGCAACACCCGCCGCACACGCGGCTTGAGGGAGACGACATGGAACGCACACTCGCCCAAGCCGCAAAACACCTCGGCGTCACTCGGCCCAAGCTGATCGACCTGATGCGAGCAAAAGGTCTGCTCAACAACCGGAACCTACCGGCCTACCCGACCCGCGATCGCGAATTCCTGCGGGTCAAGGACAGCAACTGGTACCACGAATCCGCCGGCATGCAGTACAGCCAGTCAACCCGCGTCAGACAACCCGGCATCCGCTGGCTGGCCGATCAACTGGGGGTGGATCTACCCACCACCCCGGTAAACAACCGTGACGTGGCCTAGGGAGTACGCCCGCCAGATCGTCGCCATGCGCACACGCGAGGAGCGCAACGCCGCGCTCCTCGAAGTGCCGGAACATCTACGGGAGCTGACCAAAACACACTGCCTGAATGCCTGGAGCCACCCGGCAAGAACAAAACGCAAGGAGGCTCAGCAAGCCAATGCATAACACCAGCCAGACACCGCTACGACTGCGACCCGCACCCGAGTCAGCCACTGTGGAATTGCTTTACCGCACCTTCGGCGACGTGCTGATCCCGTTGGAAAAAGTCCGCGAGCAGTACTTCCGCAACCTCAATGAGCAGTCGTTCGTTGCCGAGATCAACAGCGGCCGGATCCAGCTACCCATCACCACGCTGGACACCAGCCGCAAGGCGCCGAAGTACGCGCACATCCGGCATGTCGCTTCGCTGATCGACATCCGCGCCTACAAGGCAGATGAAGAGATGCTGCGACCACAAGACGATTCAACCGAGTAAGACACCTGACCCAACGGCTGCCATCACCAGCCTACGACAACACCGGGAGCACACCATATGACTGCAATTCAAATCTGCGCATCGATCGGCCTCAGCATCAGCGCCGCCCTTCTCTACTGGACCGGCTACCGAGGCGGCCTGATTGATGGCCGCATCGAGGGAATCGACGAAGGCAAAGCCATCCAACAATCCGACAACTCGGAAGCTATCAGCAGCCTGGAGCACTCGTTACACCAAGTTCGTGCCGAGCGCCTGCAACTGCACGCCCGATACGAGCGCGCACTGGCGGCCTCAAAACTGGGGGAGCAGGAGCATCAAACCCTACTGGCCATCGCTGAAAAACTCAGGATCGCCGCCGAGACATTCAGCGCATTCCGCACCGGCAAAAAACTCGAACGCGATTCACTCGCCCTGCGCGATCAAGCGCTCGCCATGGCAGGCCTGCTGGAGCCAGCAACGCAGGAGGATGCGGCATGAATCGCGCTCCCCAAATGTTGCGCCTGACACCACAGGCCGCGGGCGTCTTGCAACAGCAATGCACCAAAGCCACCACCGAGCTGTTTGAACTGACGCGCTTCCGCAAAGAGTTCGACCGGCAACTGGTCGCACTGATCGGCAATGACGGCCTGCGCAAACTGAACAAAGACACTCAAAACGCCCTGCTACTGGCGGACTTGGTCAAGGAGGCAGCATGAGCCAGATTTCTCACCACCATCGCAACACGGCTCACGCTTCACCAGCACCTGATGGACCAACTCGCTATCGAACACCAGAGGAAAGCGGCATGAAAATGGAACAGAACGCCCCCCAAACATCGACCGCTTTGCTCTGCAGCACCAGTGGCGTCAACACACAAGAAACAAACAGTCTCTGCTGCGCAGCAGCAGGCATTATTGCCCCTCTCAGCGCCACTGCCGAGATGCTTATACCCCACGAAAAGCTGCGCGAGGCAGCCACACCTGATGCAATGCTAATCGCTCAGAATCGCACGTCCGCGCAGCCTGTCGAGGGGTATAAGCCCCTTCTGCCTGATCAAGAAACTCCGCCACAGCAAGCCGTCGAAGTTCCCCAAATTGACGAGCGCGCCGAGTTCGAGAAGGAGTTTCCAGTCCCTGAAGGCCTGCAGTATTGCGTTCAATGCTTGACGCACATCGCCGCACCAGCCGCGAAGACATCTGACTCGTTCGCTCGTGAGCATTACACGTATCGGGCGGGCATTGCAGCGTGGAAGTGCAGAGGGTGGAAGCATGCCGGACAGCTGCAGCAGCCGGAACAAATAAACGCCAGCCTAAGAGCACAGCAAAATGCGCCTGACCAGCAACAGCATCAACAGGCGCGGGATTACCTCCCTCCGGAGGAAGCATGAACAGTGGAAACGCCCTCCAGATACCGAGTGAGACCTTATCGGAAGATGAATTGGCAGCCATTACTGGGTACAAGACGCCCTCCTTCCAGCGCCAATGGTTGACTCGAAACGCTTGGGAACACGTACTCACCGGCGCGCAACGGCCTGTTGTAGGCCGTGTGTACGCCCGTTTGAAGCTTGCCGGGGTAAGGCCATCAGCAACCAATGCTGTCGCTGAAACCTGGTCCCTTGATCTATCACGCGTGAGCT